AGGAGTGGGGTGTTTCTTTTTGAATACATCTCAAGAGCGATAAACTCAAGGGGTGGTATTCAGAGTAAGACAGAGAGGGATGCGGCATCATTATTCCAGAGGAGTGTTGTCTACCCTTTCAAGAACATGCCTAGGTTCTTCAGGCCAGACTACGACAAGACAAAGGGTGTAAACCCTAAGAAGGAGCTGGTGTTTCAGAAGACGGCGATAAAAGGTAAGAAGGCCGAGGACATACTTGATGAGGAGGAGCTAAACTCTGTCATCGACTTTAGGAGTTCAGACAAGGTTAGCTATGATGGAGAGAAGCTGTACAGGTACGTTGCCGATGAGTGCGGTAAGCCACAGGATGTGGATGTTTACGACAGGCATCAGGTTATGTTCTACTGTATGATTGACGACGAAGGAAAGATTATTGGTAAGAGTTTATACACGTCTACCGTGGAGGAGCTGGAGTCTGGAGGGGCAGCGTTTAAGATGCTCTGGGACGACAGCAACCACACAGGAAAGGGAGACGACAAAAGAACCCCGTCTGGCTTATATAGGTTCTTCATGCCAGCTCACAGGACCCGATACTTCAACCCTTACGGGTATCCTGATGAAGATAAAGCGCTGCAGGAGATACTAAGAGAAAGAGATGGCCTGAGGAATTCTCCAAGGGCCCTTTCCGCCAGGATCAGGAAGGAACCACTCAGCGAGTCTGAGATGTTCAGGATAGATGGTGACAAGTGCTTGTACGACTCTATGAAGCTAAACGATAGGCTTGATAGGCTATCTTGGATGAAGAACTACAAGACACGCGGAAACTTTGTTTGGACGGACGGAAGGGATAGTAACGTGAAGTTTGAGCAGAATGAAACAGGAAGGTGGGAGGTGTGCTGGTTGTTTAAGGACTGGGCTGCGGAGTCGAACAGGATAATTAAGAAGGGAGACCTATTCTATCCTGATAACACGAGATCGTTTGTAATGGGAGTCGATCCTTATGATCACGATTCTACAAACGATTCAAGGAGGTCAAAGGGTGCGGCGTTTGTTTTAAAGAGGTATGACCCATCCGCGGCAGACGACGACCCGTACAACTACGCATTCGTTGCGAAGTACCTGGATAGACCACAGACAGCGGCTATCTTCTATGAGGACATGATAAAGATGTGCAGGTACTACGGGTGTCAGGTGCTGTTCGAGAACAACAAGATAGGAATAAAGTCCTACTTCTATGATAGAGGTTATGGGAACTTCCTAGTCTGGTTTGATGGGAAGGAGAACCCTGGGATATCAGCAACGAAGCAGAGTCACCAGGACCTGGCAGAGGAGACTGAGTACTACATTGAGAACTACATAAACAGTGTATTCTTCCCAGATCTTCTTCAGGACTGGCTGAACTTCAACATAAACGATACTCAGAAGTACGATGCTGCGATGGCTGCGGGATACGCACTCATAGCAGACAAGAGAATAAAGTTGAAGCAGAAGGATAACAAATTAATAGAGGTAAGGGATATATTTAATAAGAAAAAAATATGAACGAACAAAAGCAGGGAGGTTTCCCTAGGCACGACATAGACCCAAAGGATAAGAACAGGGAGTGGGTGTTGCAGTTTGTAAAGGCTGCCTGGGATGACTTCAGGGCTAGAGGTGTTAAGTTTGGTTACAATAAGAAGTACGAGATTGAGGTAATCAAGAACTACGCCCAGGGTAACCAGTCTATTACAAAGTACAAGCCCCTGTTGGAAGTTTCTGAGGAGAGCAACGATACGTGGCTTAACATAGACTGGTCGATAATTCCAATTGTTCCTAAGTTCAGGAAAATAGCCATCTCTAAAATGATGGCTAACGAGTATAATATAGTTGCCACTCCTGTTGACAGTCTTGCTCAGGATGAGGCATCTCAGTGGTACAACGACCTGAAGACTAAGATCATGATGAGAGAGGTTCTTTCTCAGCAGGCGCCAGAGTACCTTGAAGCCCCAGCACTTGCTAAAGAGCCTGGTGAACCTGGAGACCTTGAGGAGCTTGAGATGCAGTCGGCTTATACTTATAAGCACCAGGCCGCAATAGAGGCAGAGTTGGGTATTAAGTTGATATTCGAACAGAACGACATTACAGAGTGCAGGAAGAGGGTGTTCGAGGAGTTGTTTGACACAGGCGTTGGTGGATACAGGGAGTGGATTGATGAGAACAACAAGATCAGGATACGTCCAGTAAGACCTGACAACCTGATTGTTTCATTCTGTAGAAGTGCAGACTTCTCTGATAAGTTCTACGCTGGCGAGATTGTAGAAATGACAATTGCGGAATTGAGAAAGATTGCTGGTGATCAGTTCTCTGAGGACGACTACAAGCAGATCGCGACAAAGGTTAAGGGAGAGTACGGCAATCCTACAACAATTTCAGACTACTATGTAAACTATTCATATGGATACGACAGGTACAAAGTCAGGGTACTGGACATCGAGTTTTACTCAGTCAACGATCTTGTTTACGAAGAGAGAGTCAACAGGAGGGGTAATCTGGTATTCGGAAGAGCTGGTTACGATGAGGCAAACAAGAAAAAGAACAAGTACAAAAGAACATCTATAAAGGTTGTATACAAGGCTAAGTGGATTATAGGTACTGATCTTATGTTTGACTTTGGTCTTTGTACTGACATGAAGAGGGCCAAGTCCTCAATGTCTGATACCGAGATGAGCTTCCACATTAGATCCTCTGACTTCTACGATATGAGAGCTGTTGGTAAGATGGAACAGATGATCCCTATTGCTGACGCTATCCAGCTGTCATGGTATAAGCTACAGAACGCGCTGAACCAGTCTATTCCTGGAGCATGGGATATAGACCTTGATGCGTTAGAGGATGTACCTCTTGGATCTGGCGGTAAGAAGCTGGACCCTAAGGAGGTTATTACAATGTTCTTCCAGAGAGGATTAATTGTTTCTAGAAGAAAGAACATGATGGGCAACAACCAGAACGGTCCTGTTGTCAGTTATGTTGAGAACAACTCCTTCAAGGAGGTTGGAATATACTGGAACCAGATACAGGCTTACGTTCAGATGTTAAGAGATGTGACTGGACTAAATGAGCTAACAGACGGTTCTACGCCTAACGCCAGAACACTTACGACTGTTGCTAGAATGGCCAGCGAGTCAACTAACAATGCGCTAGGTGATGTAACATACGCCGAGAGAAGACTGATTGAGAAGGTGGCAGAGGCTGTAGTATTAAGGCTTCAGGATGTAGTAGAAAGAGGTGAGGTTTCTGGTTATATAAAGTCATTGGGTGTTAACTCAATAGAGTTTGTAAAGGCGTCTGAAAAGATATCTCCTTATGAATTCGGTATAATTATAGAGAATCGACCTACTGACGAGCAGAGGATGACGCTACTTACTCATCTTGAGCAGTACAGACAGACAGGACTAATTGAGCCTGAGGACGATATAATGATTAGAAACACCCAGAACCTTAAGGTTGCAGAGCAGCTTTTAGCATACAGGGTTAAGAAGAGGAAGGCTGAGAAGCAGAACGAGTCTATGCAGATGCAGCAGATGAACGGTCAGATTCAGCAGCAGAGTGCGGTTGTGGCAGAGCAGGCTAAACAGCAGACACTTCAAATGGAGTACCAGATGAAGATGGAGCTTGAGAAGTTAAAGGGTCAGATACAACTTGAACTTGCTGCTATGAAGATACAGTCTGAGTCTAGCAACGTCAATACTAGAGAAGCCGGAAGGATTGAGGCTGCAAGGATGATGGCAACGAAGGGTGTGCCTATTGATCAGGACCTTTCGTTTACGCCAGACATGCCAGTTCCTCTTCCTACTGGAACTTCAGTTGGCGATGCTGCAGCAAGCGAGGTTCCTATGATGCAGCCAAGTAACATTGGTTCTCAGGAACAGCAAGTAGCAGAGGAGGATGCAGAGCCTGGTATGGAGGATTTTACTTTCAATGTCTAGTCATACCCTAAATATTAGACTGTTTATAATTTTATTAAACTATATTTGTAAACAATATTTTCAACCAAAAAAAATAAACCATGCCTGAATTAGATGAGTTATTCTCTGGCAACCTGGACAATGTAGAAATTGTTCGCAGGGATGCGCAGGAACCAGTTCAAGACATAAGAGATAGGGCAGAAAGACCTGTTAACCCAGACTACACTCCACAAAATACTTCATCAGTAGCTGATGATATAGAGTACTTTGACTGGAAGCAGGTTATGAAGAATGAGGGGTACGATGATGATGCTCTTAGCGCAATTGAACGATATAGAGAAACTAAGACCTGGGGTCAGCAACAGGATGATAACATTGAGTATCTAGACTGGAAGCAGATCCTAAAGAATGAAGGATACGACGATTTTTCGTTAGGTGCTTTGGAGTACTACAAGTCAACCGGAGATTTGACTCCATACATAGAAGCGAAGTCTGTCGACTACGAAAAGATGCCCGATGAAGAAATCTTGAGACGAGATTTGCGACGAGCATACTCTGAGTTGAGCGATGATGACTTTGATCTTCTGTACAGAACGAAGGTAGTTGACAGGTTTAGGTTAGACGATACCTACGGTGATGATGAGCAGAGGGTTGGCAGAATCGAATTGAAGTATGCCGCCAAGGATGTTCGAGATAAGTTTATCGAAGAACAGAAGAAGTTCGCACCACCAAAGGTTGAAGAAGCTAACCAGCAGGAGGATATGACAAAGTGGTTTGAGTCAGTAAAGGCAGACCCAGCTACACAGCAGTTACTTAGTGGAAAGAGAGTTTCCTCTAGTACGGGTGCAAATTTTGAGGTAGACCCTAACACAATCCTCGACCAGACATATGACACGAACAAGTTCTTCCAAAACTTTGTTGGAAGCAATGGTCAGACAGACCTTAACAAGTGGTACAAGACGTTAGCCTTTGTGAATAACATGGAGGCGTACGAGAAGACCATATGGGATTCTGCCAGAGCTGAAGGGAAGAGGGAGATGTTCGATGAGATTAAGAAC